CCAATTTAGAAGAACTTCGTGATAGAACAAAACCACAAGTATTACGTCGTCTCAAAGAAAACGTTCTTGATCTACCTGATAAAATCGTCACACCAGTATATCTGAGACTTCGTTCACGACAATATGAGGAACTAATGGGTGACTATTATGATTGGTACGATAAAAGTGGTGACGCGGACTCCCTTACCCTTCAGTTCACCAAACTAACTCAAATTCGTCAGTGTATCGCCCAAGAAAAAGTATCATCCACAATAGAAATCTGTGAAAACATTATCGAACAGGATAAGAAAGTAATTGTCTTTACCAACTTCACCAAAACTTTGGAAATGATTTTGGAACATTTTGGGAAAAAAGCGGTTAGACTTGATGGTTCGATGAACCAAAGAGAACGTCAAGAATCGGTCGACAAATTCCAAAATGATGAGACGGTAAAAGTTTTTGTCGGGAACATAAAAGCAGCAGGTACCGGTATCACCCTTACCTCAGGAGAAGCCGTTGTTATGAACGACCTATCGTTCCTACCATCAGACCATTCACAAGCTGAGGACCGAGCATACCGATACGGACAAAAAAATAATGTATTGGTGTATTACCCCATTTTTGACAACACAATTGAAGGGATTATTTACGATATCTTACGTAAGAAAAAAGATATTTTTGAAACCGTGATGGGGGACAAAGAATCATCGGGTGACTACGTTGAAGAAATTCTCAAGTCAATTAATAGTAGAAGATAACAAGTTGGGGGTATTTATAATTAATAAATGATTGTACCCAAGATATGAGAAATATAAAAAACAAAATACAATTACTGGAAGAACGTATCCGTCAAAACGAAGAACAACTTCACGAAGCCAAAAAAATCAGAGCAGAAAAATTACCTTACGGATACTCAGCCTTACGTCAGTTCATTGATCCAGAAACAATGAACATCCACTACAACAAACACTATAAAGGATATATTTCCAAACTCAATGACGCTTTGGAAGGAAAAAATGGTGACTTATCGTTGGAGGAAATAATCAAAACCATTGAACGTTTTTCAAAATCCGTACGTGACAACGCAGGTGGTGCTTACAACCACGCAATTTTTTGGAAAATGCTGTCTCCAACCGAGATGGAACCAAAAAATGAAATTCTAAAAAAAATTAATTCAAATTTTGGATCCTACACCAACTTCAAAAAGAAGTTTGAAGAATATGCGAAAAAGAGATTTGGATCAGGTTGGGTTTGGCTTGTACTAACGAAAAGAGGTACCCTCAAAATTATGACGACCGCCAATCAGGATAATCCACTTATGAATGTTATAAAAGAAGGTGGTCATCCATTATTGGGATTGGACCTATGGGAACATGCCTATTATCTCAAATATAGAAACAAAAGAGATGAATATATCAAAAACTTTTGGAAAGTTGTGAATTGGGACTTTGTCGAAGAAGAACTAATGAGATTGACAAACAAAAACTTACAAGAAAGTAACTCGGTAAAAAAAATCTTAAAAGAACAAAGTAGAATGAACCCTTGTTCAGAGGAGGACAGGTCAAAAATTAGGTCCATGTTCAATAACAATCCCGAGTCTTTAGACATGTATCAGAGTAAAATTAAAGATTTTTTGGCCGAGGTCTTCAAGGACAAACACTATGAAAGGAATGAGTATGGACCAAATACAAGTAGTGGGGTATATGATTTAGAAAAACCTGGTAGATCAATAATCAACTATCTAAACACTAATTACAGTGCATTTTGTCCCTTACTTCGTGATTTAAATTTGGTTCTATCAAGAGCAAACATGGAACCCATTAATTTCACAGGAAAAAATAAAGAAGAACAAATCAACGAAATGGCTCGTATGCTAGGTTTCATAGATCAACTCAAATTTAGAGTTTTTGACATCAATTCAAAAACTTTTCAAAATCTTTTCAGAATTTTAAGTCAGACATCAGGAAAAGGTAATAAAACTGAAGATGTCGTTGAGAAAAAATTTAAGGAAAAGTTTGGTACTGAAAATATTCGAAGAATTGGTAAATTAGGTAGTAAAGAAGACATGATGGGTATAGATATGAAAATTTTTATTGATGGTAAAACCCACACCGCACAAGTAAAACCATTCACATCAATTACCAACGAAGATGGTAACCTTAGAATTGATGGGACGGCTAACGTAAAGAAATATACAACCGATTGGATGGTCTTTGTCAGAAGAGGAAAAGATATTGTGGTTTTTGACAATAAAGATTCTCAAATAAAAGATGGGACATATTTCTTCCCTGAATCATCTTTGTTGTATCAATTCTAATAATTGGATATTTATTTATAAAAAACTGATATGGCAGTAATCCCTGAACCAGAAAGAACGAGACTCTATACCCGAATCTTAAATTTGTTAGGTGCACCTCTAAGAGCCGTAGAATTGGAGTATGAGATGATGGATTCTTTATTAGAATTATCAATTGGGGATTATGCCCAATATACTCAGGATTGGTTAATTGAATCACAATGGACCTCTTTGTATGGTTTGAATTTGGAAACTGAATCATTAGCAAACGCTTTGATAAGAAGGAGTTTGGATTGGGAAACTCAGTACACTTACGCATATTCTAAAATTGCTGGACTACAAAATGCTGGTCCTTACGTACTTAAGAGAGATTATTTTGATCTTGTACCGAACCAACAAATTTACGAAATTCCCGCCTGTAGAGAAATAAATCAGTTATTATGGTTTTCACCAGCCGAGGCTAATAGTATGTTATTTGATCCATGGTCGTTTGGTGCTCTTGGAGGTCCGGGTGGATTAGGTGGACCTGGTGGGTTTGCTCAGACAGGTGCTGGTGGTGGTGGATACTTTTTCTTCTCATCGTATGATGTGATGTCTCGCCTACAGGATGTCAACGTAAAAAGACGACTAATACAACCGGACTTACAATATCAAGTTACCGCATTACCTGACGGGAAAAAAGCGGTATGGTTATTTAACACACCTGGTGGAAAATTTGACTATGGAGATTCAGAATTATCAAGAGGTAAAGTTTGGTATTGGTATTACGAGGTATGTGGTGACGAAAGAGATTTGTGTTTAAAAGATAATCCTGACATTGTGAAACTTCCTTCTGACGTACCTTTAAGTGAATTGATGTGGATTGACTTGAATGAACCTGCTAAAATTTGGGTTAGAAGATGGTTTACTGCGTACTGTAAAGAAACTTTAGCTAGAGTTCGTGGTAAGTTTAGTGGTAATCTCAAAACACCTGATAGTGAAGTTCAAATGGATTACCAATCGTTACAAACAGAATCTAAAGATGAAAAAGTAACTTTACTTACCGAACTTCAACAAAGATTAGAAAGATTACGTCCTGAAAATCAAATGAAAAAAGAATCCGAAATTGCAACTAACTTAAACACTCAGTTGAAATATAGGCCGATGACAATTCCAATTACTGTAGTATAATGTCTATTATCAAAACAATTCCCGTAGAAAAAATTATAAACGGAAACAAAGTAAGAACATCTGAATCTGCAATTGTTTCTGAAAAAAAATATTCCACAAACGGTGAGTACGCCATTGTAATCAGAGGTATCGACTCATGTGATCTGACCTTAAATTCAACCACCACCGATAAGGTTAAAATCAAAGCCATGACTAATGTCATTATCAAACCTGATTCAGGTAGAATTGATGAAGAATGGGATGAAATTAGTTTAGAAAAAGGTGCTTGTATCGAATTAGTTAATATCAACAAGGGTTGGTACATCCTTTCCTCGGATGGTTTGAAAATTTGGTAATTCTACCACTTTATTTTCCCATCCTTCTTCCGCAACATCATACATGTATGTCGGATTCAAACCACGTCTTCCCCAATAATTGAGTTCCTGATCTGATACTGTAAGTACATCATTTAGGTCATCTTGGTCACCGTCGGATAGTGGATGTCCATTCAAAAGTTCACATTGTCTTGATGTAAATATACCTCGTTTTTCAGGATCATCCACGAGAAGATTTTTTCTAACATCATTTTGGAACACAACCATTAGCGGTTCAATTCGTTTGTTAAAAGTAGAAACCGCTCTAGCAACATTATAATCACCCGTCATTTCAGGATTTGTCTCCAATTCAGATTGGTCTAACAAATAACAATTTAGCTGAACTCTTGAATCGGTATCTTGTAATACTTCACCGGTTTTTTTGAAGTGTCTTTCCCTCTGAAGTTCAGAGTATTTTTTTGCGGGAACTTTTTGTACATCACCATGAGACGCTTTTTCACCATTATTTACATACATCACAATATCCCCCAAATTAACTGACATATTGTTTTGAATTGCCAACTCCATATGAGCCTGTCTTGACATCAATGATCCTGCTTTAGTTTTTTGAGTACATCTGAATTTGTAATCGTCTAAAGTTTGTTTCACTTTAGCTCTTTGCGCAATCTTGATAAGAGGGATTTGTTGGTTGTGTACTTTCTCTAAGTATTCATAGTAGTATTCAACAAATTCCTTACCCTGTCCCTTAAGTAACATTTTAATTCCTTTATCAAGAAAATCCTCAATATAACCAGGTAATTTTTTCGATTTGATTGTATTCCCAACTAATTTTATTTTACCTGAATCGGTCATAAGAGCATAGTTTTTACGAGCTAAGTTGATACATGATGGCCAAACACCGTCATTATCCAAGGCCATTTCACCTCTCATGAATATATCGTTATACTCGGCAATATCCGCACCAGCGCCTGTATATTCCTTACCTTCTTTTACCTTCCAATTCAACCCACGACCAATATATTTTCTTGATTCAATCTCTTTTGGTGCCGAAAAGTTTACACCGTCCGTATCCATAACCAAAGGTTCATAACCACGATTCATAAAGAAAGAAATCATTTGACGTAGATATTGACGACCAGTACAGGTGATTTGTTCACCCATATACATGTCACCCCAATGGTATACCTGAGGAGCTGATAATGCTCCGAACATGGAGTTGATGAAGATCTTGATCGGTAATTGTTTTCTATCGTAAGATTTTGATTTTTTGGGATCTGATTCTGAGAATTCTTCCGCAAGTTGTTTGTATAGAATACGACTATCTCTGAAGTATTTGAGTAATCCCTTCATCGCACCAGTAACATCACATGTTGGAAATACATCGTGAACCAATTGGATAGATGGGTATAGTGAGGAGAAGTCCAACTTCAATACATTAGTCGAATAACCTACCTTGATCAAACGTGAAAGACCTCCAACAAAGTCTGTTTTTGTTTCTTTAGTGGGGATGGCCAAGTTGTATTTATAAGACCAAGCCAACATAATCATTTTCCACAATGTGGCAGTACCCATCGTACTTACTCGTTCATAAGTTGTTGGTACCAAAGAGGCCAATAGGAATGAACCCTGATTAAACTCATCGTCCACTCTTAATGTTTCTTCCAAGTCATCATCAAGATACATCTCAACTAACTTGTCGCCTGTAACCTTTTCATATACACCCGGAAATCTCTTATCAAGATCCTCAAACTTTGGATTGTCAGCCTTTTTGTATTTACCATTCTCTACATTCAACCAAAATTCCTCTTTTTTGGAATAAAATGGTCCAATATCGGTGTGATCAATGTAGACACGATCGTCATCTTCGATTTCTAAGTATTGGGTAATGTACTTAAGACCAGCACTTTTGATATTCGAGTTGATTGCTTGAGCTCGTCTTACAGAATGAAGAATATCAATTGTGTTGTATCCCCATATAGATACTTGTGGATAACGCTCAACCTCGTTAGCCAACTTTAACATTTGTTCTTTCTGAGATATAGTTCGTTGAGGGTTGAGCGACTTACATATCTTTTTTACGTCTAATCCAAGTGCTTTACATCTCTCAAAAATCCAGTACCAGTCGAAGTTGAATGAGTTATATCCACCGATGATTGATGGTTTTAGATAGTCGATAGTATCGAAAAACTTAATTAGTCCAAGACGTTCTTTCTCTTCAGTATCACACTCAATAACTTCATGAAACCCTTTATTACTTTTCATCCCAATCATAAAGATCCGACCGTGTTTTGGCTCCAATGAAGTTGTTTCCAAGTCAAATACAAATCTAGTTATATCGTTGTATTCTTCATAACCCTTGAATAGTCGTTTTTCTTTCTGAATCAGATATTGTTCAACAGGTGGTAACATAAGAAATAAATCTCTAACTTTTTCACCCCAAGGATCAATTCCACCCTCACGGAAAAACTGAGTCAGGGCACGATACCCACCCAAACATTTTACCAAGAAGGTAAGTCCATTTTCTAATCGTTCATTACCATGGGTTTCCATTTTCTCAATCACAATCTTGTGTTTGGACATGGCGGCTTTTTGTTCCAATTTGGAACCGTTATAAAAATTTAGACCCTTAAGGTCTCCAACCCAAGCAAACGGCACAAAGTTATCTTTGATAATAGCCTTTCCTTTACCAGGGATTTCTTTGATTTTGTATATTGAGTCTGTTACGTAGTCAAATTCAATAGCTACGATAAATTCTTCGGGGTCGTTACCCTCCAAAAAAGATCTAATTTCTTCGTTTGTGATCATTATATGTATAATTTACCGAGTGACACATTATCTTCCACGTGATGTGGAATTTGTCTTACTCATTCAATCATAAATATACAAGTTGGAGGTTGTCCCGTCAACAACAGGGTGAATCAGATATGAAACTTTCTTGGATATTGATGAAAAGTTCATCTCTTAGGGGTACTATCAAATCTCCTTGTGGTCCACCCAACAGACCTTGATTGTATTTGATCAAAAATTGACCAACATAACGACCAACAGTGTTCGTATCCCTTTTGGTAAATCGGTAATAAACGTAGTATTCAGGAAGTGCGTTTGGGTCCAATCCGATTAATTCAACGATGTACGCGGGTCTCGATACAATTTTGGGGATGCCTGTAGCTTCATTTATCATGGTAAATGAAATTGTGGCGTCCGCCAAAGATTCCATAAATCCTTGATAATCACTTCTACCGTCTTGCACCACTTGCATTTTCAGTAGGGGTAATGTAGCATTCTTTTTTATGAAAAAATCCATAGATAGTATTTTATTATAAATACCCGTTAGGATTCTTTTCTCAGACCTCTATCGTAAAATTCAAATCTATCGTGTTCGGTTGGTGTCATCAATAACATACCGGGTCTTAAATTACCAGCAACAGTTTCTTGGTACATATAACTCATCCAAGTTTGCTCATACGGATGTGCCCATGTTTCAGTTAGGAACATTTTCTTATTTCCTTCTTTTGTAACAACTTGAGGCCAGTTACAATAGTAAATTTCACCATCGATAAAAGGTACTCCTTTGTAACTTCTAATGTTTCGAAATAGTGTCCTTGGAGCATTAGGATCTTGTCCTTGGACCGGTAATTGACTTTTTTCGGGCCATCTAGTTTCTCTGAATGATTGAGGGACATTATACCAAGACCACTGAGTTCCATTATCACCAAAGAATTCGGTGTAGTTTAATTTTAAGAAATCAAAATTATGTGTTTTGGTAATTTCCATAGAAATTTTATATAGGTCTTTCACATACCTATTGAATCCATTCTTACATACCTCTCCTTTTTTAGGAAAGAAAAACATATCGTCCTCGAAGAATAAATAAAAATCGAAATTGTTTTCTTCCGAGTGTTCGGCGATCCATTGTCTTCCTCCACAAATCCCTAAGTTATCCTTCTTGATATGTTTGAACCCAAATTCATTACACAATTCTTCATATCTTTCAGTTGTCGATAAATCTGAAGAATTATTCAATAAGAATTTTTTGGGTTTATTGATATAATCATCATCATATTCAATCATTGATGTAATTAAAGTTTCGAACTGTTTCGGACTATTGAAAGTTATAACATATAAAGCCGTATTATCGATATTCAAATTTGACTCGATTACTTTCGAAGTGCTTTTACTTTTTTTTACTAGTGTTCCGTCCTTTAAATCTTCAAAAAATTTACCCATCAAACCATTACCGTCGATCTCATAATAATTTATTATGTCGGAATGTTTGTAAACCATAATCGAAAATATAGATTCTTCTGTTCCCATCAATCCACTTCCGATTGTCGATGATAATAAGTTGTAATACAGAGTATTAATGTCAGATATCGTATTTTTTGGACCTCCGAAGAACCCACCACGAGCAACTAATTCGACGTTCTGTCCCGTAATTTTATTGATCTCGGAAAATTTAAACCCGTGAATTTCATTTTCAGCCTGATAAGGAAAACAAACAAATGAAAATTTTGAAATATTAACAGGTAAATTCCTCAACACTTTATCATGAGTGAAATATCCCTGATGAACAGTATTTGTAAGACCAGCATCAATCCAAAAAAGGTAATCAGAATTGAATTTATCCATAATTTGAGCATCATTTAGTAAAAACATTTTGGACATCACTAATGGATTGTACATTTCTAATCGAGCCTGTGTAGACTCACCCAACCAACCCGACTGATTTATCCAATTTGGGTCTTTACGTATCTGTTGAATCTTTTCAAAAAATTCATTTTTGAACCAAATCTGTGGTCTATGGATAAACTGTGTATTTTCTCGAGATCTATGTGTGAAAACAAAACTTTCTAATTCTTGGTCACCAAAAATTATCATATCATTTTCCACTTGTAATAATTGTTTGAATTTATCCAAATAATGGTCAAAACTTCTTGACCATCCCTCACCCAACGCATCTCTTTTAATATCCCACAATCCTGTTACTAACGTAACTTTTTTGGTGGGTTCTTGTTTCTTCTTTTCAAGAACAACAGGACTCCCTACAATGTGTCGTCCAACCTGTCCGGTGAGTTCCTCTAAATTATATTCAATATTTCTTTCAGAAAAGAAGTTTCTAATCGCAGCATCTACACCTGGTAAATCAGGTCTTCTAAAATCGTGAAAAAGTATTACACCACCCTCAGTCATTCGGTCGTATACTTTTGTAAGACTGTCATATATCGATTCGTAGAAGTCACCATCCAAAAAGGCAAAACTAATCTTGTCGGGTAAATTTTCCTCAGGTACATCTTTAAACCAACCCTTCGTAATTAGTGGTGGTACCAACCCATTTGATTCAAAATTATTGATTAAAACTTCTTGAGTTGTCTTCAGGGTACTTGGTTTCCATCCAGTTCCTTCCTCATACTTACTCAGTGGAGGTAAACCTTCAAATGAATCATAAACAAATAATTGTTTTTCAGAGTTGATGGTATCCAAAGTTTTTCTCAAATATTTTGATGATTCTCCCACATAACAACCAAATTCTACAACATCTCCTTCGATGTTGTTATCAATAACGTAGACCAATGATTCTACAAGTTTTCTAATTTGGTCTGAATTTATTATTGAGGAGTCTATCATGACATTATGAAATGACATGATTTTTTCTATAACATTCTGTTCCATTAGATTTATTCTATTACTTTATAATTTTTAAAAACGGTAAACTCTGTAAGATCACGATATCCGTTATGTTCACCCAAATCAGGTACATCAACGGGATAATTCTGCATAAGAGCCAAACCATGTGAGGCTTGTTGTGGAGTCATATACATATTCCAACCCAACATTTTTATATCATCCTCGTGATATAAAACTTCATTTCTACCCTCGTAACGAGCTTGTTTTAACCATTTTACAGCATCAAGATTATCGGTTAGGATTATACCACCCTTACCGATTTTCAAATGTTTTTTTATGTGAAATGAAAGACCCATAAACGTTCCAGGGATATACATGTTACTTGTAAATCGTTTAGCGGCATCGTAAATGGGATAAGGTTTTAGTTGATAAATCCCCTTCCATTCGTTTGTTTCAGGTCTTTTATCAAAAATCACTTTCCCACCTGAATGGATAATTGATTGGGGAACTGATAAATAGGTTTTGGAGGGTATGGTCACCTCTGAAACTTCAAGGTACTTACAAATCAAAAACAAGGCGTTTGAACAACTATCAACAGAAACCGCATACGGTGCGTTTGTGTAGTTTGCAACCTCTTCCTCAAATTGTTTTACAACACCATATGGGTTATTAATAGGTTTTCTAAGATTCATAAAGAATAATATAAAAAAACATCATCTTTATTGTATAGTTTGAACCCACAAGACTCAAATACCTTTATACTAGCAAGATTATCGTGTTTTACCTTGGCAGTGCTTTGAGGATTTTTATGGATAAGATCCATAATCATGTATTTACCAACTCCTTTTCCATGAAAATTGGGTTCCACCGCAAAACGAATATCATTATCCACAACACCTACAAATCCGACAGGAGTCTCACCACTCAAACAAATTTCATAACAGTCACCATATTTTGACATGTATTCAATCTGTTGATCTGAGGATATATCAACCATTTCAATAAATCCGATCAAGTTCATCTGATGTGTTCTCAAATACCTAATATATTCAAAATATTCGGGAATATTTTTTACAATCCGTAAGTTTGAGTTTTCATTATTTTTTCTGATTAACTCTTTTTTCTCAGTGTTAAAAATTTCCATGTATCCGTATTTTATACAATAATTATTGATTTTACTAAGAAGTTCTGTATCACAAGTTTTGACGTTTTCTAAAAGATCATTCCACCCTTTATGAATTCTTATATTGTGAGGTTTACCAACTTCTTTGTTTGACCAACTTATCTTATCTGAGTATCTATCAAACAAAAAGTCATACAATTTTTTGTAATCATACTCAATCCTGAATATAATATCAGGATTTTTCTGTTGAACTAATTCGTCCCAAGATAAAATACTTTTTAGGGTTGTCTCAAGTATGTTTTCAGAAATATCAAATTTTCCCCACTCACTGCGAAAATTCAATGAATAAGTCTCGGTAAAAGCAATAGATGGTATTGAAAAGTAAGGGTCTCGAACATGATAAATAATTGTTTCAAACTTATAATTTTTGGGGGTAATATTTTGATTGATAGTATCTTTTCTGTATGAAATTAGTGGGGGGTCAGATTCTGTTGCAAACTGCCAACTAACAATACCATCCAAACCATTTCCTTCATGAAAAACTGAAAATCCCCAACTATTGAGTAATACTTGAAGAAATTTAGAACCTGTCCGAGGATGTCCTACTCCAAGAATTTTCAGTTTATTTTTCATATCAATCCCGACTTGGTAAAGAGTTATTTTTTACATACTCATCAGCATTATCTTCCGCCATAGTTCTAATGTTGGTTTGATATCTTCTTGAGGCGTCTGTATGCCCAACAAGTTGTCCTTCACCAATATTACCATATAGGTAAGTACCCCACTGATCCTTAATTTCGTTCCAATCGTTTTTTTCAATTGTTTCACGATATACCCTTATCATGTTATCCTCCAAATTATACTGTCCTTGATGCGAGATACCGATTGTTGGATTATCCACATAAGAATCAAACCATTCTTTCATCTTTGAAGTTCTGAAAATTACTGGATTGTTGGACCATCGAATTGTGGTTACCAAATCTATTTCATCAATTCTTAATTCTTTTTCATATGGTGTAACCATACCATTTTTATCACCACAAATCTCAAAACCTCTGAGTTGGTTATCATCCTTATTGAACCACACCGCATTTACGAATGAATATTTGTTCATTGTTTCGACCAACTTTTTAAACTCAATTCTATCTTTCTGTAAGAAAACCCAATCGTGCTCCAAAAAAATAAAGTAGGGGGTTTGTACTTTTTCCAAAGCAATTTTCATACTGTCGGTGATACCAGTTCGAGATGTAACTACTTCCCAAGTGATTGGTCTATTACGATTTTTGAAGTATTGTTCTAATTCCCAACTACTTTTGGAGCCCATCTTGGTATCGTAAATCACTAAAAATTTACATCGCTCAATCTCGGTAGGAAGGGATTGTAGTAAGTGTCTCAGATAATACAGATAGTTGTCTAAAAAGTGACCGACAATCACTATTGTCACTTCCCTTTCTACTTGAAATTCATTGACTAAAGTAGATAAGTCCTTTTCAGGTGTTTGGAACCGATATAAATAATTTTGGTAATTTCCATCAATCCATGCCGTGTAATCAACCAAACCACGAGGTTGTAATGTGGATTCCAAACTTTTACCGTGATGAACAACCATCGGAATTGTGGTCAAAACATCAAATCCGTGGTTGGATAATTTTGGTAACCAATCGTCAATTGCAATATAATCCTTGGTATAATTTGAATTATCCAAGATATATTGCATGGCTCTTTTCTTAATAATATATCCCCACCCACCTGTGGAAAAATGGTTTCTTGCAAGATTTTCTGAAACAGGTATTAAGTATGATTTTGGATTGCAACCCAATAATAACACGTCCCAATCTTGATTATTGAGTTGTGACTTTATTTGAGGTAAAAACTCTTTTAAATCATAAGATGTATTATTTGTTTTTGGATTTTCTAAAATTTCCATATCGTCTTCAAAAACAGCAATTACATCAAGTCCGTTTTCGATACTTTCTCTGAAGACTTGTATGTGACTTTTCGTACATGAAAATTGTATAAAACTATCAGTCAGAGCGGCAAATCTTTCGAGTCCCTCTATTTCAAATTTTTCAATTTGGTTTTTTATTCTTTCAAGTCTGTCAGTTGATTTATCCAAATTGATAAAAAAACCCTTTTGAGCTAATTCAGTTCCTAAAATTTTAAACATTCTAATATCTATCTGAAAATTTATGATCAGGATAAAATGGCATCGAATTCCATTTTAATTTGAAATTAGATAAAGGAATCGATAGAGACCAGTTACCACATACTATGTTTCCATATCCGAAGCCGTGTTCTTTTTTATAACCAAATTCTACCAAGTCATTCCAAACATTGAAGTAATTTAAAATATCCTCTGAAGTTTCACCAATATATGCAATGACAGGTCCATCCCACGTGGTAAACACATCTTCTACAACTTCTATTCCGAAATGACTAATGTATTTATCGTGAAGATGAAAAATCTCATTTTGTGAACCCTTTTTGTAATGCATTATCGACTGGTTAGTCATCACTGTGTTCGGAAAAAAGTTATTAGAAAAATATTCCATCAACTCCTCCGAACTTTTTGCATTGGTCACAACATCTGAATCAAAATTGATGATGTAATTAAAACCTTTGGATGCCGATTCTTTGAGTAAGAAACGTTCTAAATTCCATGGAAACTTTGATGGATATATTCCAGTTGGATCTTCGGGTAATATTTCGTATTCTAAGGATACAGGATATTTTTTTCTTATCTCTTGAATATCATAAATGTGAATACTCGAATTAGTGATGCCTGAAAAATCGTTCGGTCTATTGGTTGATATAAAGAAATGAACACCTTTTTTATCTAATTCAAAATCCAAAAAAGTTTTTATAAGATTTTCCTGTAGTCTCTTAGTATAATTTGGGTAATGACAATCCGCTACAAAACAAACTTTC